CGTGCCGTTGTCCGTCGAGATGAAGAAGCGGATCATGTTGGCCGCTCCGGTGGCAACGGCACCCGTCACCGCAACGCTCCGGATGCGACGCCCGTTCGCGGTTCCCGCCACAACGGTGACAAGCGTTCCCGTGCCATCGATCGCGGTGTTCGCGGTCCCAACTTGAACATTCGCCCGCCCAGGCGTCGCGGCGTATTGGGGGTTCGTAGCCATCTCAGATTACTCCTGCATTGAGAATTGCGAAATTGGACTGCGGAGCCTCTTGCGAGGACCACGTCGTTCCATCCGACATTAGCACATTGCCAGCCGCGCCGGGAGCCACCTCCTGCAAAGCGGACGTTCCGTTGCCCAGCAGCACGTTGTTCACGGCAAGCGTCGCCGCTCCGGTGCCGCCGCGCGCGACGCCGATGGTCCCCGACGCAATCGCGGCGGCATCGATCGCGATCGTCACGTTCGACGCTGCCGTCAGCCGCCCCTGGGCATCCACGGTGAACGACGCGACAGCGGTCGCAGATCCATACGATCCGGCAGTCACCGCTGTGTTCGCGAGCGCGAGCGTGCCAGCCCCGGTGATCGGCCCGCCGGTCAGCCCGGTGCCGCTCGCGACGCTTGTCACGGTGCCCGACGACGACGACATCGCGAGGAACATGTTGGTGCCGTTCGACACTAGGATCGCGCGCGTGCCGGATGCGATGTTCGCGCTCGTTACGCCAGCATCGGCCGAATTCACGCGCCACGTCGCGACGTGCCCGCCCAGCGTCAGGTTGTTTGTGACGAACCAGAAGCCTGGAGCGGTGCCGTATTCGTAAATTCGGTCGCCGGTCAGCGTGCCGTTGAATTGCTGGATCTGCGCGGCAAGCTCGGACGCACTCAGCGTCTGCGTTCCAGCCGCGCCGCCTGCCGAGATGTTGACTGCCGAGATGGAATAGGCAGTCGATGCGCCGCCGCGACCGACCGTGCGGATCTGCGTGCCATCGCAGACCAGCATCGCGCTCTCGGTTTGGTTCAGCACCAGCGTCGTCGATCCGTCGATCAACTCCGACCCGCTCGGATCGAGCGTCAGCGTGCCGCTGCCGTCGTTGCGGACGAAGCAGAACCACGTCGCGCCGAGCGTCGCCGCCGCATCGATGGTGAACGTCAACGCGCCGCCTGTCGAGACGATAAGCTGCGCCCGGTCGTTTGACGCAAGCGTGTAGTTCGCGTTCTTGGTCGAGGTCGGGCACGACTGGACAAGCAGCCCCAGAGCCGCTTGCAGACCCGCTCCAGCGAGGGAAGGGGCATCGGCCAGGGATGTACCAGCCCCGTACTGAATCGCGCCCCAGGTGCCCGCCAGGGTCGTATTGGAGCGCAACCAGATGAGCCAGCCCTGGCCTGGGGCGATTGTCGCGACCGCATTCGACGCGGCGTCGCGCACCGTCAGCGAATACGCGCCCAGGTTTCGGATCAGCGTGTCCGCGCCAGGAGAGCCGCCGCGCGCGTCCGGTAGCGTGATCGACCGGCCAGACGCATTCGGCGTGGCGTCGATCTTGTCTGCCATCACCAGCGTCCCTGGTGCTGCATTCAGAGGCCAGCCAAGAGAGGCGTCTGCCAGGACCGAGATCGACAGATACGACAGGTCGGAGGGGTTGATGTTCTGCCCGCCGAAGATCTGAGTGTAGTTTGGCACCTCAAGCCTCCTTGCGGACGGTTGTGCGATCCATCATTCGCTGCACGTCCTCGCCATTCGTTGCGGCGAGGTGGCGATCGAAGAACTGCTGCCAGATCGCCATGCTCTCGGAGTTCTTCAGAAACGGCGCGGCCTCAAGCAGCGTAGCGTACAACAACAGGTCGGGCGCGTGCTGCGTCAGCCAGTTGCTCTGCGTCTGATCGTCCAGAAGAGGAAGCGTCTGCCAGTACAGGATCTCAGCGTTGAGTTGCTGATCTGGCGTCGGCGCAATGACCCAGTTGTCGAAATTGTAGTCTGCGTAGAACTCGGGCGTCCCCGTCAGGCTCTCGTCGGGCCAGTACTTTCTGACGTACTCGTAGCTGCGCGGGTAGATGAACTTGCGGCTGACTGCGGACGCTCCGATGTTGAATGAGATCGTCCTGCGCCAGCGGGTCGGCTTTTCGTAGACGGAGACGCCGCTCGCAAGCGTCGTCGTGACGACGTTGATGAAGCCTTCGATCTTCAGTTCGCGCGCGCAGCGACGCTCCGCTGCGTTGATCAGGCGCGGGATCTGAGCGTAGACGAGCGGATCGCTCTCTGCGCTGAAGCCGCGCTCGATGTAGCGCTGCACGTCGAGCTTGAGGCTCGCGAATGTCGTCTGCTCTGACATGTCAGGATTTGCACGCGCGGATCACGTCGCGCAGCATCCGGTAGTCGATGATCGCTTTTACCATTGCGCTGTCCTCGGCGGCTGCTTCCATCTCATCAGCAAGCCGCGACATGAAGGCGCGATCGTACTCGCGCAGCGGCGGGCACGTCACGACGACGCTCGGCGCGCACGAAGCGAAGACGATGCTAAAAGCGACCAGAGCGAAGATCTTTGACCACATGATCCTTGTCCTTCGGGGACGCAACCGCAGCGTCAAGCATGCGCTCGTTCGCGCGCGCGGACTGCGCCTCGACGCGCCGCGTCGTCGAATTTGCGCCACGCTTCCAGGCGACGGCGACGACGGCGAGAGCGGCTCCAGCCGCCAGCAGATAGGCCCAGAACTTGTCGATCAGACCTCCGATCATCGAGATCCCTCCTGCCGACGCTTCCACTCCGACCAGACGAACCAGCCGAGCGCTCCAATCGCCGCGACGCCCAGGACGCCCATCAGGACGTGCGGGCTGATTCCGATCGCAGCCAGACCATCCCAGATACTGGAGACCTGAGCAACAGCTTGCTGCGCGCCGGTAAGCGCAGCGCCAGCACCGGCAGCGATCGCCGCGACCGGCGGCTTGGCTGCGGGGTCGCGCGCCTCGGGCGTCGCGCGCGTTGTCTGCTCGTCGTCTCCGACCGGCGTCAGGTAGAGCGCGGCCTCGACCGAGCGGCGGCGCGTCAGCCCCGCGCGTACCTTGCCGCCCGCCTTGTTCCACATTGCGAATGCGTTCGCCGCTTCTGCGAACTTCGACTGATTGTGCAGACGAAGGACGGAGGACTTGCGAAAATTTCCGATGCCGATGTTATACGTCAGCGACACCATCGCAGCTAACTGGTTTTCATTCGGCGGCACGGCGCATGCCGAACGAACCTCTTTCGTCGTCGCATTCACCGTGATCAGAAGCTCGTGATCGGCGCGATGCTGCGTCCATGTCGTGCCCTTCTGGACGTGCGGCCCCGTCTGCCCCCATCCGACAGTCCATACCGGCGGGCTTGCGAGCGTGTCGAGGTACGCCTCAAGTCGGCACTTCTCGAAATCCTTGATGATGTTCAGACCGGCGTCGCTGATCATTTGTCCACCTTGCCGTCGAGCTTGTCGAAGATCTTCTGAATGAGAGCCTTGATCTCTCCAAGTTCGTCTTTCCTGACGTACTCGCGAGGGAGCGCGACCTCGATTTTGTGGAGATCCCTTCGCAGTTCCTTCACGGCATCCCATATCTGCCGCGCGAACCACCCGATGACGGCAAGGATCGCGCCGCCAGCCAGATTGATGATGCCTTGATAATCGATTCCGCTCACGTCGCAATCTCCACGTCTGGACGAACGAAGGGGAGGGTGATGTCTTCGGGTGGGCGCGCGGGGAGACGATACGGATCGTAATCGTCCCGGTCTGCTTCGCAGACTTTCAGCCCCGGCATATTCGGATCATCGTGAAGCTGGTGCAGCGGCATCTTGCGCGAGCATCGTCCGCAGATGCCGAGGCCGAGCGTCGGATTGCCAGTCGTGTCGATGAAGAGCGGCATGCATCACCTCGTGTAAACGCCGATGCGTGGTGCCCACTTGATCGGGCTGTTGTCGCGCTCCTCGTCTTCCGCAGAGCGCAGAGCCTTGTCCGCGAGCGCAAGCAGCTTGGCCTCGCGATCATCCGGCACCTCGGCCAGGACCGATGCGATGCGGCTCGCGAGTTGGAGGACGACAGCCTCGTACCAGCGCTGCGGGATGTCGAGCCTCTGCGACAAGCTGCCGACATCCATGATGTAGCGCTTGCGCCAGATCTCCATCTGGCTGAAGCGGTCGGTGCTGCTGACCGCAGGCCACAGATGAATGACCGGCTCGTCGCGCTGCCGGTCGAACCAATACTGGAGCGGACGCCCCCTGTAAGTGCGATCGACGAGCGCGGTGTAGTCGTCCCGGTTCATGCGCGCCATCGGGACTGCTCGGGGATTGTTGCCGATGAAAATCTCGCGCGCGCGCATGGTGAAGTTCAGCATACGAACTCTGAAGTATCGCGCGGACGTGAAGGTCGAGAGATCCGTCCAGAGCCAGTGTTCCGCGCCGAGCGAAACCGTAGTCGTCGTGTTGATGACCTCCCAGGTCGTGCCGTCGTCGCTGCGCGCGAACTCCAGTCTGACTGGACTGCTGCTGTCGTTGAGGTAGCCGACCGTAGTCGGCGCTGCGGCAGATCCGAAGTCCACGACGACCGAGCCGCCCGTGGAGGTCTGCACAAGCGTTGTCGATAGGTCGCCGTCGAATGCATTCTCGACGTTGCCGCCTGCCGTCGAGGTGTACGAGCCGGTCAGTCGCGTCAGGCTTCTCAGGTTGGCGTTCAGAATGTCCACCGTTCCGGTGAGGCCAGAGATCTCGTTCGTGCCCTCGTAGAGGGGCAGAACCTTTCGCTCGATGCACCACATTTGGATGCCGCGATTGGCGAAAGACGACAGCAGCATCCAGAGTTGATCCTGCGCGACTTCGATCTGCTCCGCGCCGATCTGCTGCGGCGTCAGCTTGCAGTATCGAAACGCATGGTCGATGACCTTTCGGGTCTCGAACGTCGTCGCGGAAATCGTGCCGGAAACAGCCATCAGCACTTCTCGCCATACATCGGCTTGCGACCGTGCGTCGGCACGCCACCGCGCGCGAGCTTGGTCGGCGGCTTGCCGGGATGCATGGCTCGCTCGTGCTTGTGAACCGCGCCCTTCACCATGCGCTTGTCCGCCGCCACGTCCTCGTGCGCCGCGCCGCCCTTCTTCATGCCGCCGGGGATGCGGGCGCGCGCGCCATAGTTGGGCATGCCCTGGGGACGGGGCGCGGAGGCGATTTCCTGGCCCGCCAGGGCACTCAACGCGCCGACCGGCATCGAGGGTGCCGTCGCAGGCTTTCGCGCACCAGCGGGCGAAAAACCGGCCTTCTTGGGGGCGGCGGCGACCTTCGGCTTGACCTTCCCGCCGCCTGCGTAGAACTGCACGAGGCGACGCCCGTCGCCCCCCTTCGGCAGGCTGGTCAGCGAAGATCCGCCCTTGCCGAACTTGAATTCTCCGCGATGCGTCTTGCTCATCACTTCCATCCCTTCTTCATGTCCGAATAGGACTTCTTCGAGATCGTGGACTTGCCCTTCGGGCGACTATCGCCTTCGAGCCTCTGGATGTTGATGTTTCGCACCAGCGATGGCTTCTGCGCCTTCATCGAGCGGAGCTTCTCCGACTTCGTCGCCATGTCAGCAGTTCCAGGCGCGCAGCGACTTGTTGATGCGCGAGTTGGGGTCGCGCGCCGTCTTCTCGCTGGTGAGCTTCGCCTTCATCCCCTTCATCCGCGCGCAGAAGCTGTCGCGACGCGCGCCGCCCTCGGGCTGCGGCGGCTTGAGGTTCATGCCCTGCGCCTTGGCGGATGCGCGGCCTTTCGCATTCAGCCCGCCCTTCGGGTTCTTGCCTTCCTTGCGCTGCCACGCCGGGGTCTTCGCCATGCTCTCCTCCTCAATGGGTCCGGTGTCGGACGTTGTAAAGCTCGGCTATACCGATGATCGGGAAGACATCATAGACATCAGGCCCGCCGACACCAAAACCTTCTGTGACCGGGATCTCCAGCGTCCCCGTTGCGCTCAGGGTCGCTGCGTCCAGAAGCGCCGACAGGTCTGCCGTGATCGCGACGCCGAACTGAGCCGCCGAAGACAGCGTCGCGGCGTCGAGCGTTGCGGACAGCGATGCGACGTTGTCGAACTGCCCGGTTGCCGACAGCACCGCGCCATCGAGCGTGACGCTCAGATTTCCGACGAGGCTCTGATCTGCGGTCGCATCGCTCGACAGCGTCGCTGCGTCGAGCGTCACGTTCAGACTGGCAGATATCCCGCCGCTGTCTGACAGCAGGGTGCCGAACTGAAATGTCAGCCCCTGCAACTGGGCCATGCGTCACCTCATACAGAAGCGCACAGATCAGTCGATTACGACGCGCGCCCGCAACGTCGCGAGCGTCTCCTCGGTCCTCGCGATCTCCGCTTCGATCTGAGCGCAGAGGGCAGCGTCACCGAGAAGGCCCGCCGATGTCCGCTGCGCTGTCAGGTTGGCGAGGCGCGCAAGCGCAAGGGCAATCAGATCGGAAATCGTCATGGTCAGATCACCATCTGCCGCATGTGGATTGCCGACGTATTCAACACGATGTGCATATAGTCGATCTCAGTCGCGCCGTCCCTATACGTCACGTCGAACGCGGTGTCGCCCAAGACCGCCGCACCGTTTGGGTAGAGCATCGTCGTCCAGCCGTCCATCGAGGCTTGCGCGATGTCGAAGCGGAACCAGCGACCCGTCGCGTCTTTCTGGATGTAGATGGCATCTTTACTGTAGATCCACTTCGTGCCGGTCGTGAAGGTTTCGACAGCGGGGCTGTAGGTCAACGCTGCCCAGCTATTCGCGGCGATGTCATAGCGGTCGAGAAGCGCGCCCGCGCCGCCACGGAACGAGTAGATATAGCGCCCGTTGAGGATCGCGCTCTCGTTGTTCCAGTCGCTGGCGGACACGCTGTGTATCCAGCTTCCAGACACCGCAGCACCCGGAGCGCCGCCGCGCGCCACGCTGGGAGAGAGAGTGGACCAAGAGTTGCCGCTTATCGAGTAGCGGTACATCGCTATCGCGCCATTCCCGATGGCGTAGATGTAGTCGTCGTTGCCTTCGAGACTGTACTGCGAGGTCGCATCCGGCGTCGTTGTCCAGGCACTAGAAACGGTGATGACCGTTCCGGTGTTCGACGCAACCGTGCGGATCTGCCCCGCGCCCGTGCCAGCGGTGATCCGGATTTGGTAGTTCGCCCACTGGTTCGTTGTCCACGACTTGGCCGAGTTCGTCAGCGTCGTGGATGCGCCAGCAGTCGCCGTGCCGGTGGCGAAGCTTTTGAATCCGAGATCAAGCCATGACGGCGTCGAGATGAGCCGACCGTCCGTGCCCCATGACGCCGGAAGGCCGGTGTTGACCAACGTGACCCAGGTATTCGTCGCGTAGTCGTATCGCTTGAACGAGCCGCTCGCGAGCGTGCCCGCGCCCAGAACGAAGAAGACCGGCGTCTTCAATCGATACTGCGAGGTGCTGTCAAAAGCGGTCGCCTCGGCATCCGTGAAAGTGATCACCGCATTTGCGCCAATCGTATTCGACGCAATCGTCTTCAACTTGCCCGCGTTTGTGCCGCCGACGAAATAGACCGAGTACCCGCGCAGATCACGCGCGAGCGTCTGGTTGGTCGTGATGGTCGTCGTGCTGCCCGCTGTCGCCGTCAGCGACGACGCGCCAGCAGTCGAGCCGGTTGAGAACGACCCGGCTACACCGCATGCGCCCGCTCCGAACGTGCCCGCGAGAGCGGG